TACTTGGAATACGTAGACCACGGAACATCTTGTTAGTAAAGTAACGTAGGTCGGTGATCTCACCTAGATTAGTACCACCCGGGAATACTTCAACACTGGAACCACGGCCATCCGCTGTGGTTGGGAAGAAATAGTCTTCGTTTGTGCTCAATGGATTATATGTAGCATCCATCATATTTTGGCCGCCACCAGTTTGTGTAGGAATACGACGTTGATGGATTTCATTTTTAACACGGTCAACATAGGCCATGGCCATGTGTGTGGGCATGTTGCCCACGTCAATCTTAAAGATTCTGCGTTCCGGAGCACGTTGTATACGGTAGATGATGATAGCATCTTCAAGCAGTTCTTTCTGTTTGAATATCTTAAAGATACTTTCTAATACTGAATTACCAAAAGGCCAATTTAAGTCTAGACCTTCTGTAAGTGATATGTGTACTACATGTTCAGCGTCAATCACAGCTTCATTTTGAGCATGACTAAAACGACTTCCGCCACTGTAAGGTGTTTGTGGTTGTACGTAACTACCACTTGGACCACCTACCTGTGGATGATTGATAAATGTATCACTTGAACTTAATGCTGTGGCAGTTAAATTCATAAAGTTGATGTTTAGATCTTTGATAATGTACTGTTCTGGTTTCTTACCTTCACTTTCGTTAACGATGACCTTGGTAACTTTGAACATCTCTGTCCAAAACAATTTAAATGTTTCTGGGTCACGTAGGAATACCTGATCACCATATTTGATAGTATTACGCACTAGTTTGAACAAGCGTTTGTTTAGATCATTTAAACTAACCCATTGTTGTAGTTGTTCACGTATAATCTTTACTTCGTTGTCTGTGGGATCTTCTTTGAAGAATAAATCAAAACCTGTACCGTTTTCAATATTACTCTGAGTCATGAACTCAGCAAGGATGTCTAGGGCCGCGTTGACTTCACTGTCCATGTCCATCTGTTCATATTGGTTATAGCGTTCTGTGCGATTTGGATGGCCGATGTAGACTTCTGGTAGTTTGCTGGCAAAGTTGCGATAGCCTGCATCTGGTAAAGTACCACTACTGCCATTGATTGGGCTCATCATGCCCGATGTGTTTGGGTTCGCAGATTTAAAATATTTTTTCCATCCAGCCATAATATGTTCTCTTTTAACGATATAGTATTTATCAGCCTACATACTATGCTGTAAAATTCCTGAAGTTAACGTATTATTATCTCGCATGGCTCTGAGGATTTCGGTTAGGATACCGCTTTGTTGATTAACCGCTGATGTTAGTGCGCCAGTATCTAAACTTACCGGAATAGTCTTACCATCTGGTAATGGTACCACTGCTTCTGTACCGTGTAATGTTGTAGAGTATCCGCTTTCTGGTCCACTTGCTACACCACCTTTATCAAATCCTAATGCCTGTGATGCTTGGCCTATGCCTGCATCAACTAATAAGCCAGTACCAATCGCGCCCATACCCATCGCTATGGGGGTAGCAAGACCGCCTGTACCAACTTCAAGAGCTCCTGCGCCCATAATTAGTGCAGCACCACTAAGACCTTTGATTATATCAGAACCAAATGATTCCATAAAGCCAGGGCCTTTACCAGTGTAGCCACCAACTGCTTTCTGAACACTGGCTAATACTTCATTTGCCACTTTACCAAATTTTACAATCGTAGGAGTTAAGATATCTTGAATAGACATTTTTAATTTTTGGGCCTGAACCTCAACACCCACGAGTTCACCTTGCAATCCGCCTTGGGCACCTGACAATGTTTCAGCGTCTGCTATTGCTTTTGCTATATTCTGTGAATTAGCTTTAAATGAGTCTTGTTGTTGCTGATTAACAGATTCTGAAATCTCAGCATTGGCTCCGATAGCGATAGTAGATTTACTAATAGCATCCAACATTGGATTAGTCCCAGACTGGAACTTGTCATTTAATATCGCAGTACCGTGTGTTAATGCTTCAATTGACGTACGACCGGATAACAAGGCACTGGCTGCATCTCTACCAGCATCAGCAGCTCCTGTTAGATTAGCGGTTACATCTGTTACTGCACCATTTAGTACAGTGGCTTGCACAAACGCTCGTTTGTTGCTTTCGCTCATCAGATTCATCGCTAGTTCGACACGTTTTGGTAATCCCGGATCATTGGTACGTCGAGCTATCTCATTTACTTTAGCTTGGAATGCGTATTGTTCTGCGGCTTTTTTAGCAGCGTCTTGTCGAGCTTTATATTCTTCACCCATGATATCTGCTACTGCTTTCATGTTTTTAGCAATATCAGCAGTTGCTTGTGCTACTTGTCCATTGGTAGCTGTGCCACCAGTGCGTTTTAAATCACTGACAATCTTTGCTGTCAGGTCAGCTTGTTCTTCAAATCCCATGCCAAGATTTTGCATTTCACGTTGTAGGGTTTGCCCACTCTTACCTGTTTGCACAGCAAAACGACTAGTAACATTACTAACTATTTTTGCACCATCTGCAACAGTATATCCAGCACGTGCTAGATCACTACTGTTATTTTTAATCACGTTTGAAAATTGATCAACAGTCAGTCCTGCACGGGTAGCATACATCCGCATGTCGTCCATGCCACGACCAAACAGTGCACCAGCTGATGTTGCTGTCTGAAACGCTTTGATTGTTTTCTCAGCTTCTGCGGCTAGTAGTTTTACACCTTCTTTGGCTGCTGCTGATACTGCTGACGTAAAGTATTCTAGTGCCGCTGAACCAATTGCTAACTTGGTACCAAATTTAGCACTTTTACCACCTGCGGCTATCATCGCAGTGCCCATCGTTTCACCAGTTTTAGCTACACCAGTGAAAATACCCTGTGTAGTATCTATAGCAGTGCTCATGAGATCAGCTGCTAATGCTACTCCGCTACCGCCGCTCTGTAGGCCGCTGACTAGATTTTTTGCGGCGTTAGCTACCCCTTTAACCAGGGTTTGTCCTAGTGCTTTGTTGAAGTCATCAACTGCTTTTTTGCTAGTGTCACCTAAGAATCGTTTAGCTAGGAGATCACGTTGCCCTTCGAGAGCTTCACGTTTCTTAACATTAGTAACATCATCGATCGCTTCGTTGAGTTTTTTAAGATCATCGCCTAGGTCAATATATTTCTTACGGCCTTTGTCAATTTGGCTATTTAATTTTTCAAAGGCTTCTTTGGTTCGTTTGACTAATTCTGTTTGTTCTTTTGCTTTCTTCTGTGCATCCGTGAGAGTTTTATTAGCTTTGGCCATGCTCTTAGCAAATTCACCAAACCCTAATTTCTCAAATGCAGCTGTTAATATCTCGCCTAATCGTTCTGCTTCAGAATCATTCATTTAATTAAACACCTAGTTTATACACTATAAATACTTTACAAGTATATACTATTTATTGGAAAAAATACCATGAATCAAACAAACCCATTAGCTAAACATTTTCGCCAGCCTGCGATCTATTTAAAGCTACCTAGCCAAGGACGCTTCTGGCCAGAAGGCGCACTAACTTTAAGTGCTACTGGTGATTTACCGGTTTACCCAATGACTACCAAAGATGAGATCACGTTACGCACACCAGATGCGCTGATGAATGGTACCGGTGTGGTTAGTGTTATACAAAATTGCATTCCGGCTATCGCAGACGCTTGGGCCATGCCTAGCATAGATGTAGATGCTTGCTTGATCGCCATACGTATCGCCAGCTATGGCAACGACATGAATGTCACTAGTAATTGTCCAAAATGCCAACACTCTAACGACAATACAATTGAACTAACATCTGCACTAGAGCAGATCTCCATGCCTAATTATGATAATCTATTAAAAGAAAAAGATCTAACTATTAAACTAAAACCGCAGACTTATTTTTCAGTTAATCGCAGCAACACTATAACTTATAAAGAACAAAGAATCTTAGACGTATTATCCAAAGACGACGTAACGCCAGAAGATCGAGAATCTAATCTCAAAGCAGTCACAGATGAATTGATCGAATTAAATATAGACACCTTGACATCCAGCACAGATTATATACTAATGAGCGATGGCACCAAAGTAACAGATGCTGAATATATCAAAGAGTTCTATGCTAATACCAGTGGCGCACTAGTTAAAAAAATACAGGACAAGCTAGCAGAAATTGCCCAAGCTGGAGGACTAAAACCTTATAAAAATGCCTGCACTGAATGTAGCCATGAATACCAAACAGAAGTAACATTTGACTACGCAAGTTTTTTCGAAGTCGGCTCTTAGCTCTCAGCAATGATGAAATTGTCGGGTATTTAGAACAACTCGACAAAGAGGTAAGAGCCTTAAAAGATGAAGCCCTTAGAATGTGTTGGTACATGCGCGGTGGACTTTCATATGATGACAGCATGATATTAAGCAAAACTGAACGCGAGCTGATCAACGAAATAATCAAAGACAACTTAGAAACAACCAAAAAATCTAAATTACCGTTCTTTTAAAAGTACGGATTTATCTCTTTTTATCAATCATTAAACTCCATTACTATTGAGAGATCTCCGGTTTAAATATCTTACCCATTGCGGAAACGTGGTGTTGGTTTTAAAGGAGGTCCAGAAGATGGATATCTTAGCAACAATTAAGAAGTGGGCAAGTGCCCTTGCAGATACAACAGTGAGTGTTTTAGCATTGTTGATCGTGTTAGAAGTATTATTCAAGGGAGCAGCTATCCCATTTCTACCAACAGTAGATGTCATTGGTTCAGTAACAGGTATTATTAAATCAGTGGGATCAGAAGGTGTTGTTGGTCTAGTAGCAGTATGGGTATTGTATTCAATCTGGAAGAACAAATAAGTCTTAAGTTCTTGTTGATTTAAAGCCGGCGTGGATATTCATTTATATTCACGCTTTTTTATTGATTCCGTTTTAAGATGTCTACGACATCTGCATATCGCTTGCGCTCATGCTTTTCTTTCTATTCTAATTAACTTTGACTCTTACTATGATTAATGTAAGTTCTTATTGCTTTATCTAGATCCTTCAGTCACAATTTACCTACTACAGGCAAATTGCAACGATGAACTTTATCTGAGTCCTGTTCGCACACTAACTAAAAGAGATTAAGATCACACTCACGGAGGCGGTCAGCCGGTACCCCCTACTCTAGATTTATCTGGCGGTAGCTCACATAGCCGTAGTTAGCCAACTATGTTTTTGCTCTCAGGTTGGTTTGTTTCAGAGCCTGAATCTTTTGATTTTTACACCTAATTGATTGCCGTGTCGTCCTGTGTCTAGTCTTCTCTAGACGTTCCAAGTAGGCATAACCTACCATCTCCTCAGGACACAGAAATACATCTGCATCATTGACTGTATTATTCGTTTATTATTAAATCTTTTACGGAGCCTTTACCAAGTTTAATCTGTATGATACCGTTGTAGTTGTTTTCTTTCAACAGCACACCTTCCTTAAATTGATAGTACGCTTCCATGTAGTTTGTTTCACCGCGGCTCTTACATAAATGTATGATCTCACGTGTAAACTTGTCTTTTCCTAGCCTAGCCATATCTTCAACTAGTCTAGCAGATGATCCCCAATAGTCTTTCCAATCAGTCTCAACTGTTTCCCTGCGCTTGTTTTTCTTGCCTTTTAGAGGTGGTCTC